GGTATCGCTCTTCTAAAACTTGTTGGTAAAGACGAGCTATTACCCGAGGTAGGATACCGTAGTGGGGAAAACACCTACTTCCTTTTGGTTTGACAAACTCAAAATAAACCGATACAATAACTATATAAATCCTAAAAATAAGGAGAAAGAGTGCGTGACCCTGACGGCTTTAATAAAGCCATAACAGAACTGTTTGAAAAGTTCCATCACCAACCATCCACTATTAGGGTGGAGTTCAAGGGCGTCAATCGTGTATCCATAGGCGGTGGTAGAAACTTTAGTGATCCTAAAATTATCGAATGTCAGCGAGAACAATTACCTAAAGAAGTATTAGAGAAGATAGCCTTGCTTGATGTAGCTGGTAAGAAGGGTGAGATTACTGGGGTAGGTAGAAAACTATGGGACACAACCTACTATGTAGATATGACCCCTCATATGTGGGATGAATTTAAAAAAGGTATTGGAAGATGAACGAGAATGATTTAAGAGATTGCTTTGCTATGTTTGGTATGGTGGGGTTAGTAATGGCTTATAAAGATAATCACCCCGAAGCAACACTAGCAGAAAGGGCATACACGATAGCAGACGCTATGCTCAAAGCCCGAACCCAAGAACCCGAAGTAGAAGAAGGAATCGTAGCAGTTAAACCAAGAAAGAGGACTACTAAATGAGAAAGATATTTATAGGAATTGGGTTAGCCGTTGTGTTGTTAAATGCCCATGCCGTAGTTAAGTGTGAGCCTGATGGTAGGGGTGGTTTATGTTGTTGGGATACTGCCGTTGATGGAATCTTTAAACCTATTGTGTGTTGATATGAACGCAAATGAGTTAGCTGGTGAATTAGAAACAGGGGCTAAACGTGCTGAAGATCATGCAACTATAGCAATTAGAGTAATTAAAGCCGCCACCATGCTACGCCAGCAACAAGAAGAAATAGAATACTGGAAAGAAATGTTTGCAAAAGCAATGAAGGAACAAGAGAAATGAACGCAAATGAACTAGCCGACCTATTAGAAGTTGACAGTTGGTACAAGCTGGTAACTAGAGAAGAAATAACCACCATGCTCCGCCAGCAAGAGGTAGAAATTGAAAGGATAACAAGTAAGTATGAAGAAATACTCCATAAACAACAAGAAAAACTAATCAAGTACGAACTACGCCATGCAGAGCAGAGAAAGCGTATTGAGGCATTGGAAAAAGAAGTTAAACATTGGCAAGATGCTTTCCATAAGGGAGTAAGGCTATGACAACACCTGAGAAGAAGGTTAAAGACAAAATTAAAAAGATATTGGAGGAACACGGTGCTTATTATTTTATGCCCGCTACTGGCGGTTATGGTAAGTCAGGTGTGCCTGACATTGTGGCTTGCTTACGTGGTAAATTCATCGGCATTGAGTGCAAGGCTAATGGCAATAAACCCACAGCATTACAAGAAAAGAATCTAACGGAGATCATGACGGTAGGCGGGTTTTCTGTATTGATTGATGAAGGTGGCATACCTATGTTTAAAAGTATGTTAGAGCAGTTAAAGACAAGCGATATACCAAGAGAAGCTGGAATTTATTTTGATTTATTAACTTCATTTAAGGAATAAAAATGCAAGACCAACAAGAAAAGACACGTCAATTAATTGAAGTGTTAGACCATGCGTTAAACCAAGCGGGATGCGGTGTATTGGATGCCCTCAATGCGGTATCTATTATGTCAACGTCTATTGCTCATAGTCTAGGGCTAGCGCAAAAAGAATACCTTGATAACCTTACATTTATGTTTGAGCAAACTAAACCCCTAAGCGATACAGCTATAACCCCAGTAGTGGAGGATGAGAATGAGTGATGGTGGCAAGGGGGATGCTCCTCGACCTTTAGGTGTACCAATGGAAGTATTTGATAAGAACTTTGAAGCTATCTTTGGAATGAAGGTGGCTAAACCTCAACCTCATATAGAACCCATCCCTTTTATGGGTATGGTGGATACAGGAGAAGACAATGCAAAGTGAAATGCTAGCAATACTAACGGCTTTCTTTTTATATCACGGAGATGCAGGATGGGGATGGTGGTTTGTGTGGGGCTTAGTCTTGTGCTTATATGGTGTGCGAGAGATCGGCAAAGCAAGGGAAAGGTTAGAGAAAGAAATTGAAGCAGAACGTAAGTATTGGGAGGGTAAGTAATGGACTTAGGGTTGACAGTAACTAAAGAAAACAAAGATGGTTCTGCCGATGCTATTGTTCGGTTTGATAAAGAGATGCTAGAAGTCTTGGTACAAGAAGGATTGTTACGGATTCTAGAAAGATATATTAAACAAGAAAAGAACGCTAGAGATGGAATCAAACTACGCAAAAAGTTAGCAAAAAAAGAAATTGATATAGATGGGAGATGTTAATGAGTGAAATGACTGTATTAAAAGAAGCCCATGCCATTATCTATGGTGATAGGGAAAAGACTTATGGGCATCCAGCTAAGAATTTAAAAACCATAGCTGTAATGTGGAACGCATACTTAAATGCCATGTCAGCTGACGACCCTGAGTTAAATGCAAAAGATGTTGCCGCTTTGATGATGCTTGTTAAGGTAGCTAGGTTTGCCAACGACCCGACTCATAGAGATAACTTAGTAGACATTTGTGGGTATGCGGCTTTAGTAGAACGGTGTGATGAAGCGCAATAGAAACTTTCGTTGGGCGGAGGTGATGCGCCATCTAGAAGGTAATCCACGAACTATAAAAGAAGTTGCTAAGTATATGGAAGTAAGGTATGAGATGGTGAGAATATACCTATACGAGTTACTAGAAGAAGGCAAGATAGAAGTATATGAGGCATATACGAAACCAATTAAGTATAGGAAGAAGAGATGAAGTTTGATACATTAGGTAAAGCAATAGTTACTATGAACGCTATTGGGATAGATTCTTTAGACATAATGATTATTCACCTAATAAAGGTAGGTCAATGGACTACTGTTGGAAATCTAGTAACTGAGTGTTTAGATATAGCATCCCCCGCTACAGTCCATAATCGGATTAAACACAAGTTAGTACCAGCAAAGATTCTAAGGCTCGAAGAAAGCAAAGAAGATGGGCGAACTAAATACGTGCATCTTGGCGAGAAGTTTAGTAAGATTGCTGACAAATTGGAGAAGCTATGAATGAGGGCGTAAAGATATTGTTAGAACGTATGAAGACTAACCCCGAGGAGTTTATTGTTAATGGTTATGCTATGGGTAGTAAGTGGGGGCAGTTGGTAGCTGAACACATTGAACATTTAAATGCAGAAGATGCCACTGCTCTTAAAGAAGGTATATCCAAAATTAAACAAGAAAACTTTACTCGAGAAGTAATGAAAGAACTGCTTGCGCCGGAGGATGATAGCTTGGGAAAGCCTTGGTATACAACCCGAACACAAGGTACGGGTTTGGCTGGAGCGACCCAAGGAGTTACATTAAATAGTGCGCTACACCCAAACACTTTACAAAATGTAACAATAACAACTGACCCACTAATAAACAAAAAATCCACAGTAAAGAAGCACCAAACCCTATTCGGAAAACTATTTAACTATTCATGAACATAATTACACTAGATTTTGAAACATACTATGCCAAAGACTTCTCACTCACAAAAGCCACTACCGAAGAATATATCCGTGATGATAGGTTTGAGGTCATTGGGGTCGCAGTCAAGGAAAACAAAGATGAAACAACATGGTTCACAGGAACGCATGGAGAAGTTAGTGATTTTCTGCATACATACGATTGGGCTAACTCTGCTTTGCTTGCTCACAATGCCTCTTTTGATGGGGCTATTCTTAGCTGGAATTTTGGCATTAAGCCTAAAGCGGTTTTCGATACTCTGTGCATGGCTAGGGCGCTTCATGGAGTGGATGCAGGTGGCAGTCTTTCAGCTTTGGTTGAACGGTATAACTTGGGTCGGAAGGGTACAGAAGTACTGGATGCCCTAGGAAAGAAACGATTAGACTTTGAGACGGCAGACCTAGAGCAGTATGGTAAATACTGTATCAATGACGTTGAACTTACTTGGGCGCTATTCCATCGCCTACTGGATGAGGGCTTTCCTGAGAAAGAACTTAAGGTCATTGACGTAACTATAAAGATGTTTACAGACCCAGTACTTAATTTAAACCTACCCTTACTTGAGCAACACCTAGAGGATACTAAGGAACGTAAAGAAAAACTACTTGAAGCGTGCATGGCTGACAAAGACACGCTTATGTCAAACGATAGGTTTGCTGAGATACTTAAGTCTCTGAATGTTGACCCGCCAACTAAAACATCTTTAAGAACAGCTAAGACGGCATGGGCATTTGCTAAAACCGATGAAGGCTTTAAAGAACTGGCTTCACATAAAGATGTTCGGGTTCAAGCATTGGTCGCCGCTCGGCTTGGAAACAAATCGACGTTAGAAGAAACGCGGACACAACGCTTTATCGACATAGCTAAACGAGGGAAACTTCCAGTACCAATTAAATATTATGCGGCTCATACTGGTCGGTGGGGTGGAGACGACAAGATTAACTTACAAAACTTACCTAGTCGTGGGCAGAACGGTGGCAAGTTAAAGAAAGCAATTATCCCTCCGGAAGGGTATGTAATGATCGACTGCGACTCTTCGCAAATTGAGGCTCGGATTGTTGCTTGGATGGCAGGACAAACAGATTTAGTAGACGCATTTGAGAAAGGTGAAGATGTATATAAAATCATGGCTTCGGCTATCTATCAAAAGGATGTTGCAGAGGTCTCAGCGCACGAGAGGTTTGTGGGCAAGACGACGATTCTTGGAGCGGGGTACGGCATGGGTAGTAACAAGTTCAAAGCCCAACTCAAGACGTTTGGCATGGACATTGAAGAGGGGGAGGCAAGTCGTATTATCAGGGTATATCGGGAGACGTATCCTCAAATCCCTAAGTTATGGCAAGAAGCCGGTAGGTGTTTGGAAGCAATACACACCAATAGACCTGCCCCATTCGGGTTGGAAGGAGTCGTGTCATTCGATCACGTAAAGAAAGGCTTTCTGCTACCTAGCGGATTATGGCAACGCTATGAAACCCTGCAACAAGTAATTGATTCTGAAAACAAAACCCAATATGAGTATAAGACTCGACGGGGTGTAGTCAAATTATATGGTGGGAAAGTAGTAGAAAACTTATGTCAGGCTATTGCTCGTTGCGTAATTGCAGAGCAGATGGTTAAAATGAGTAAACGATATAGGGTAGTTCTAACAGTACACGATGCCGTAGCTTGCATAGCCCCAAAGGCAGAAGCCAAAGAAGCACAAGCCTATATAGAAACGTGTATGAAATGGAGACCCGATTGGGCA